TCAAATTTTGCACGCGCCGCCTTCGCAGCCGTCATCGTTTTCCGAATCGACGCCGCCTTCCACGGTAACGCCGTCAAAATCTTCAAGCAGGTTGTCGAGATTGTCCAAATCTAAATCTTGTTCGTTCATGGTTTTGTATCCTTGATTTTAATGTGGTGGCTTTTAGGTCGTCTGAAAAGGTCTTTTTGAGGTTTCAGACGACCTTTTTTTGTCATTAATGTATTGGTAGGTTGGGTTGTTAAACCCAACATTTTGGGTGGATTGATAGACTTGTTGGGTTTTCAGACCGCCCTACGCTTGCTAGTAACAACCTGAACCTGTTTTAGTTAGTATTAATCCTACATCCAACTCAAAAAGATAAAGTTCTTTAAAATTATATTTCTTTGCACATGTATTATTAAAATGCTCAGCTGCCAAATTGTAGTCTCGTTTTCTATTATTTCTAGCCTCTCTGTAACGTTGTTCAGCTCGATTGCACTTATCATTTACAAATGTACTACTTTCTTCGGATTGAGATATTATCTCTCCAGACGCCTTAGTCAATGATTCATGTTCTACCATGCAGGCCTCTTCACCCGATGATAAATTTTGCGATGGTATAGAAGTATTTATATTTATATTCTGTCCAATATTAGTTATTCGCTTATTGTTATTATAAGTTTTATTTAAAGTAAAAGTTTAACTATTTTACAAAAACGAAGCAAGATTATTTAGATTGTTCCTTATAGGTTTTTTAAAATCAAAATAACAGCGCATTAGTATCATATCTCTATAATCAGGAGAACGACCTAAATTCTGTTTTATACTCTCTTTCCCTAAAAGCGTAACGACATCAGTATCTGGAATCCGCTCTATTGTGTCCAGTTCTTCTTTTATATATTCTTTCTGCTGTTCGGATAGTTCAGCGGAGATATACATTTTGTTCTCATTGATGATTTTTTCAGCCAAATAGACAAGCATTTGAGTTTGCAGGTTTCTGTATTTAGGCGTATTTTTTCTTCCCTCGCTGACTTCTTCATCAAAAGGTCGTGCGTTATTCACAAATCCTACCACGCCTAAATTATCAACCACACCACCACCTACACCATCGGCATCCACAATACAATTAGATTTAGGAATATTATACCTGCTTTGCAGTGTTTGTATACAGGATTGTATTTCTGTGGTTTTACTTATTTCAAATTCATATACTTCTACAAGTTCCCAGCCTTCCCAAACGCCAATAACAGCCTTATCAGAACCAAACCTTGCTACATCGGCAGTGATGTATTTCTCTTTTCCTTTTTCTATGTGTGAGTTAGTAAAGACTTCTAAAATCCTATCATAAACACAAAGTTTATATGGATTATCATCATACTCCCAATTACCTTTCAAAAGCCTTTCTTTCTTTGCTTTGTCTGATGTGCTTTCCAACTGCTCTATATAGTCTTGACCAATAAATGGGTTTTCCTGCACAAAAGCCTGTAAAAAGGTTTGTTTTTCTGTAAGTTTTCCCTCCAAAGATGGTTTGTAGAAATAAGAATACATCCAGTTCTTTTTAGGGTTGCAGGTAATGAAGATTTTAGGTGTCAAGTTATATTCATCATTAAGATGTCTCCCTACCCTTGTTTTTAAAACATCAAATGCTCCAAAATTAACCTCTCCCCCTTCTTCTATCCAGCCTCCTGTGTATTCTACCGAGCCGTATCGCTCATACAATGGGTCTCTTGGAAGATATCGTAAATCCAGCATATCTATTTGAGAACCATTTTTAAAACGAATAAAATTATCCTGTCCGTTGTAGGTAAATTCTGATTTAGGAATACCATATGCATCGCAGACCTTATAAAGGGTGATAAGGGTAGACATACGAAGCCGTTTCAGCTCCTCCCTGCCTATAAACCATTTCGTTTTTGGATAGGCTAAACATTGGAACACCAACCACGATGCACCAAGCCAACTCTTCCCTCCTCCTGCTGCACCACCATAAAGAAATTCACGAGTAATATTGTCCGTAAGGATTTTTAACGCCTGCTCTTGCTTTTCGTTTTTCTTTCCCTCACGAACTGTTATAAAGTCAAAAATCCCACGAGTATAAGCGTGGGTTTTCAAACTTAATGGGTCAATATTACTCAGAATCTTCTGCATCCGTTAGCCCTTTTTCTGCATTTATCAATTCTTTTATTGCTTCATCAGAAAGTTTGGAATAATCGAAATGATTTTTGTTTTCTACTTCCATTTCTACCTCTCTCTTGTCTCGCCACATCTGTGGATTTCTGTTTTTAAGCCAAAATATCTGTGCCGAAGTCTCTGGCGGATAGTAGTCTTCTACTTCTATTATTTCTACCTTTTCCTTAGAGCCTTCTCCATTTGTTGTTTCTCTGATTTTAATTGGCACTTGTCTTTTTTCCTTGTATCCTACTGCTTTTTTATAGAGCATCGATGCTACATTAGAGTCAGCATCCTCCTTTCCCCTTTTTAGGGACTCCGAAAACTCAGGGTATTTATTCTTCCATTCGTTTAAGGTTGATTCTGAAATCTCAAACAAACTTGCTATTTGAGTATCTGTAAGCCCAGCCAAGCAGTATTTAAAAACCTGCGGAACATGGTATTCTTTATTGTATTTTGTTGGTCTTCCCATATTACTCATTGTCTATCAATTCTGCGAGTTCTTCGCCTTTTACAAATTTAGTATCTCCGTTTAGGTGGAATCTTTCTAAAAAGAAGACTTTATTTTCATAGCTGTCAAAAGAAACCATGAAATAAGGGTCTCCTTCATACACTGCGCCTTCTTTTACCTTTTCTTTAATCTCTTTGATTTTTGCTTTCTTTTCTTCATCGGAAGGCTCGTTGTCGTTCTCTATCTGCTCCTCCTCTCTTGCTGCTTCTTTCTTCTCTGCCTGTGGTTCAAATGTCGGAATGTCTATTTTAATATCTATTGGGATTTCTACTTCTACGAATGATAAATCCACTTCATCCAATCCAGCAAGGTTTACATCAATATCAGGAATCATTAGCGCTAATTTGGCGTAGTCCATTTCTCCCTGAACAGATTTAGAGTTGAAAAATATATTTAACTCTTTTTCTGTTTTTGAATCCACATTGACAACTTCCACTTTTATTTCATAGTCATTGTCTTTTGTTTCAGGATTGTATTTGTTTACTTCATCTGCTATGGATAGTTTTTGATGTCCTGAAACGAGGTTTTTGGTTTGCTCGTTCCACACCATTCCTCCTATGATTCCGTTTTTCTTTATGTTGGCTTTGAGTTGCTTTCTTGCCTCTTCGGATATTTTACGAGGGTTGTAGTCAGCAGGAATTATTTCACTTCTCCAAACTATTTTGGTTTCACTTTGTTTTATTTTGTTCTGCATAGTCGTATTCAAATAGTATTCTTTCTACATCAGGATATTCTGCGATAACCTTTTTAAGGTCGTTTGGTTCGTTTTGTCTGCACCAAAGGAGAAAAGACAAATCCATTATATCTGTCCCTTGGCTTCTGGTGTTTCCAGTGTTGCCGTATTTTAGTGGCTCTATAAGGCGTTTTTTCTTGATGAAATTTAATACATCTTTGTTTTTCCATTTAGAGAGAGGATACACCTTTTTTGTCTTCTCGTTGGTTATCTCGTTCTCGTAGCCTCTTAACATTAAGCGCCTGTTGAGACTATCAGACTGCTTGAATCCATATACTGCCCATTCTATACCTGTCTGCTCTATAATTTTATCGGTGATTTTTGACAAATTATATTCAGCATATGGTATCTGTTCTGTATCTGCGATGCCCATTTTTTTGTAATTATAATAGGCGTAATGTGGTGTCTGTATAAATTTAGCGTTCTTGTATCTATTTTCAGCCCATCTTATAAACTTATTGATATGGTTAAGGTCTCTAACCATATACATATAAACGCAAATTACCTCTTTAAAATGAGGGCTTAATAACTCAAGTAGAGCGATACTGTCTTTACCTGCGCCTGAATGAAAGAGCAAAACCCTTTCTGTTTTTTCAGAAAGAGTTTTATCTTTCCTCTTCTCAGAAAGAGAGATCTCGTGGCTGCTTCTCAAAGTATAATCTAACACATTTCTTTCTGGTAAATCTATTCCTAATACTTGAAGCTGAGGAAAAGGCAGTCCATACCGAAGAAA